GTTTCGCAAGACAACTGGAGCGGCAACTGGCTGGTGCGAACGAGAAGATAAAGAGGCTGGAACTACAGATCGACGAGCTTGGTGATCTGGTGAAATGGTTGGAGGGACGATGAACCCCGCATTCATCTACCGGCACAAGATGACCAGCGAGGTGCTTGTGGTGGACATCGATCGCGCACGAGAACTCGACGCAGCCAGACCATACTGGCAGCACGTTTCAACCGTGAACCCCATCATCATCCTGCAACTCATCGTGCGAGCAAAGGGACGCGAGCGGACCAAAATCATCAAAGAACTAAGCGAGAAACCATGAGAACCGACACACCTATGACAGACGCCGTTTGCTGGCCATTGATCCCAGGAGACAAACACCCGGCAAACCAGGTGGCACCGGCTGAAGTCTGCCGCAACATTGAGCGGATGCTCTACGCCGTCGAGAAGCGTGCCGAGGTGCTGGAGGCCGTCCTGGCTGAGATCAAGAGGAAGGTCGAGGAATGACCAAGCACCTGCACGAGCTGCCTCCGGATCACCGGCTGCGAAACATCGCCATCCAGGACATCGATGTCAGGATCCGGTGCCGCCACACCGGGAGCACCCGGGATCCGCGGACGTGGAAGATCAAGGCCGACACCTACAACCGCCTCGGCGACACCTGGAAGACCAACTTCGACTTCATCATCCAATGAGCAAAAAGTTTCAATCGGTGAATCAGGCGGGCGACGGTGTGTATCGCGTGACCCGTAAACAGGCCGGCGAGATCGCCAAGGCTGCCAAGGCAGTCAAAAGCCCGGACGCAACCTACTGGAACCGTAAACGCGGAAAGGCCACAAAATGAACGACAGGCAGATTATCAACACCATGATGGAATACGGCGGCAGCTTTGTAAGGAAACTGGGTGCCGCTGCCTTGGTGGCCGACCCGGAGAATCTGGCGAAGATCAAGGCGACTTGGCCGGACTACTGGAGTCAATATGCCCGCATGGCGAAGCAACTTTCCGAGGTCGAAAAACAAGCCTCGAGATAAACACAACAACAACAACGACAACACAGCAACACATGGGAATCACAGTCACAAGCAACAAGGGCGGCGGCAACTTCGAGCCGTGCCCGGAATACACAGGCCGCGCGGTCTGCGTCGATATCACGCCGCTCAAGGCCTACGAGACGCAATACGGCACCAAGCAAAAGTTCAAGATCGCGTTCGAGTTGGACATGATCGACAAGAGTCGCAACCCGGTGCAGCCCTGGGTGGTCATGACGGCCCCAATGACGGCATCACTGCATGAGAAGGCCGGCCTGACCAAGTTCCTTAAGGACTGGCACGGTCGAGCCCTCACTGCCGAGGAGACCACCAGTCTCAATCTCGACAGCCTGATCGGCAGGCCAGCTACCGTGGTGATCGTCCACGAGAAGAGCCAGGACGGCACCAAGACGTTCGCCAACATCAAGCTGATCATGCCGCACAAACACGGCGAGGCCCTGAAGCCATCGGGCCTCTGGGTGCGACTGGAAGACAGGCCTCCGAAGGACGACGACCAGGTGAAGACCGTGGTGCCGGCCTCCGCGGCGCCTGTGAAGCTGGCCGAGGTGGAGGTCCACGTCGGCAAGTTCAAGGGCACGCCGCTGTCGGCGCTGACTTCCGACGCCGTGCGCGGCCTGGCCGAGCACTGGCTACCAAAGGCCAAGGTCAACTCTGGGAAGACGCCTGAAGACATCATCCTGATCGCCGCGGTGACCAAGCGCCTCGAGGAGATCGAGAAGGCCGAGGATCCCAGCTTTGACGACGTGCCTTTCTAAGCCATGAGAACACGCAAGAACTGCCGCCTGATGCATCTGGTGCCAGATGTGGTCCGGATGCGCTCGGAGGGCCTGACATTCGAGGAGATCGGCGAGCGCCTGCAGCTATCGAGGCAGCGCATCTGCCAGATCGAACAGGCGGCCCAGCGTCACGAGGACATCCTCCGGGTGTGGGGATTCCCCTTCAGCGCCCGGACCTTCAACTGCATCGAGAAGCTAGGCATCGAGAACCGGGAGCACGCTATCGAGCTCTACAACAAGGGCCACATCCATCCGGGCGTCGTCCGGGGCTTTGGCTGGGTGAGCTACCACGAAATCTGCGAATGGCTGGGCGTGCCCACCGTTCGGGCGCAATCGCCGGGGCAGCGCTTCTGCATCCACTGCGGAAAGCCTACCTGACACACAACTTCCGGTGACCTGTTGTCGCCGGGGACTCATGGGAAGCCGGGGGCGCGCATCGGCGGACAAACGCGCACAAATACCAATTCAAACCGTTTTATCAACATGCCAGCAAATCCGACCATCATCTTCGACATCGAGACCGGGCCTTTACCGCTCGACCAGCTCCACATCCCGCCATTCAACCCGGCCGACGTGAAACTCGGCAACATCAAGAACCCGGACCTGATCGCCGAAAAGATCCAAAAGGCCGAGGAGAACCACACCGCGGACTACATCAAGAACGCCGCCCTGGACGCCATGTCCGGCCAGGTGCTGTGCATCGGATACCGCAAGGACTATCAGGAGACCGCGGTGCTGTCGGCAGAAGCCGATGGCGAGGCCGCCATGCTCCGGCAATGGTGGGCGCTGCTGAACTACTACGAAAGGACCCCAAGACTCATCGGCTTCAACATCAAGGCCTTCGACCTGCCGTTCCTTATCAAGCGCTCCTGGCGCCACCACATTGCCCCACCCTACTGGTTGCGCCAAGGCCGGTACTGGAATGACCTGGTGGTCGACCTGCGCGAGGTGTGGCAGCTAGGGGACAGCCGGGCGCACGGAAGCCTCGGTGCAATCAGTCGGCATCTGGGACTCGGTGAGAAGGCGGGCAATGGCGCGGACTTTAGTCTCCTGTGGAATACCGACCGGGAGGCCGCCATCAACTACTGCCTGAGGGACGTACAGCTCACCCAGCAGGTGGCGGATATCCTGATCCCGGCCTACTGAGCGCTGGACACCGCACCGGCTGTCAGCTAGGGAGCAGCCCGTCGACGTGAGCTGTAGGAGGTGAGCGTCGAAACCAACTGAAGGCATGACAAATTTTATCCCCACCACCACAGGCATTCGCAGCTCCTTCCTGCGATCTCCTACCCTGTGACTGGTGGGGATTTTTATTTGACCCATGATAATCGAACCCGACTTCTTAGATCACTGGAAGACCCGCCTGCTGATGCGGCTGCTCAACACCGAGGCAGCCCCAAACTACGTCATCCGACTCTGGTCCCACTGCCAGACCCGGAAGACAAACAAGTTCCCGGAGTGGAGCCCGGCCATTCTGGCATCGGTCTGCCGGTGGCCCGGTGATGCCGACCAGTTCTGGTCTGCAATGATGCAGACATTCTGCCGGCACGAGGACGGATACCTGATAGCCCACGAGTGGGACGAGGTGAACGCCAGCCTGATCGCTGCCTGGTCCAATGGAGGCAAAGGAGGGCGCCCAAAGAAACCCATGGGTAACCCACGGGTTAACCCAGAATCGAATCCGGTTAACCCACGGCTAACCCATGGGGTAACCGATAGAGAAGATAGAGAAGATAAGACAGAGAAGATACAGGCGGACAAGCCGCCCACCGCTCGTTTCCAGAAGCCTACGCTGGAGCAACTGAACACCGAGGCTGCCCTGATCGGCCTACCTCTATCAGAGGTCGACAAGTTCTGGAACTACTACGAGTCCAATGGTTGGAAGGTTGGCAAGAACCCGATGAAGTCATGGCCTGCTGCCTTGAGGAACTGGTTGTCTCGCCTAGGAGACGCCTCGGGTCTGGTTGGATGTAAAGGCGCGGCGAAAAAGGAAGTCGACTGGAGGGACTCCGTATGAGCGACCCCTACTATCCCAATGACGACGAGCTGGGAATGATTGGCGCCTGCCTTACCGGCTCCATCGACACCTGCTCCGATGCCCTGGCAGACATCCGGAGCGAATGGATCACCCAGGACAACCTCCGGCTGACCTTCGATGCCATCCGCGGCCTGGTGCAGGAGAACCAACAGCCGACCCTAAAGGAGCTTGGCAAGGAATGGCGCAAGGCCTACGGCCAACTGCCCATGCCTTTCGACCAGTGGAACCAGGCCATGGAAGTCTGCCCATCTCCGGCCAACCTGCCGTACTACGTCAAAGGCATCATTGAGGCAGCCCATCGCCGCCAGCTCAGAGACGCTGGAGACCGCCTAATTCGAGAGTCTGCTGTCCTGACCCTCCAGCCCGATCAAATCGTCGCTAATGCCGAAGCAGGGCTCACCATTGATGTCTCCAAGGAGACACTGCAAACGTCGAAGCAGGTGGCTGGATCTTTTATCGACGAGATGCAGGACAGGTTCAACCGTAAGGGCACGCTGTCAGGCATCGCCACCGGCTTCCATTGGTTCGACCACAAGACCGATGGCCTGCAGCTCCGGGAGATGGCGCTGATTGCAGCCCGGCCTTCCATCGGAAAGACAGCCATCGCCATCGCCATAGCGCACAAGGCAGCCATCCAGGACAAGGTGCCGACCCTATTCGTCAGCCTGGAGATGTCTCGGGAAGCCATCTTCCGACGCATGGTCTCGACCATTGGAAGCATCTCGATGCAGAACCTAAAGAGCGGCGACCTGACCGATGGCGATATGAGATCCATGACTGCCGCCTCCGCTAAGATCGCAGGCAGCCCCCTATGGTTCCTCGATGGACCCAGCAGCCACAGCATCTCTAGCATTACCGCCCACGTCAGAAGGGCTGTCAGAAAGCACCAGGTGCGACTGGTGATCGTCGACTACATCCAGAAGGTTAAGGCAGCCGACCGCTCAGAGAAGCGCACCTACGAGGTGGCAGAGGTCAGCGGCAAACTTAAGGACATCGCAGTCCAGACAGGCGTGGCCATGCTCGCCTTGGCGCAGTTAAACCGGGAATCCGAGAAGGAAAAGGGCAGGCAGCCCAAGCTCTCAGACCTGGCCGACAGCGGACAACTGGAGCGCGATAGTGACCTGGTGGCCCTT